AACCTCTCTACGATTGGAAGTGTCTTTTATCTGCCAGTACCTAAACTTATCTGGGATTTTGTTGCGGATGTTTCTGGGTAGTGCAGACGAACCATGAGGAGGAATCCAGTTCTTCTTCATAGCGCGGGTAGAGATAGCATAAGGAGTTGGCGATTTGAGTGCATTGAAGCAAAACCATGTAAGCAAACCTTCATCTGTACGCTTCCATTCTTCTTTATTTTCTAAGAGCCGAAACACAATTCTCCCGTTAAAGATTTTGCCGTTACAAAAATAGCAGTGATAATATGATTTCTGTGCACCAAACTGCACCTCAAACGAATCGATAATAATGAAATGCCCCTGCTCATGCTTAGTTGCCCCTACCGAACCCGGTTGCACAGTGCCTTCATAAGATGCCCACTCGATAGGTTCGGGTGCTTTCTTGCCTACATTGAACTTCTTCATGGGATTAGACATCGTTTCGCGAACAATAGGCATAATCTCTTTTTCGTTTAATGTTTTGGCTTCTGCGAATGTTTCGGGATCTTTCGATAATCCTTTTGGAATATAGAGCGTCCAACCAATCATGTAGTCCTTTGACACTTGAAGTCGGAAATCCAAATGAACACTCCTCCCTCTGATATGTGAATGCACCATGCCTTTCCATTTCTTTGCTTCATCCGGATACACCAGATATGGATTGCCATCTTCGGCAGACCCTGGGTCTGCGTCTTCATATCGCTTTGGCCATGGCTTCTCTGCAACTGTGCCGTGAGACGCTTCGACAAGCTTTTTAGCAGTGAGCGTATTATCTGGCTTCCGCTTATCTTCGCGAGCCATGATGACGTGGGGCGACCACCAATTGAACCATGCCTTTTTAGTTTCAGGATCGGTATATTGGGAAAGATTAACGAACTCGACTTTGAGAATGGCGCCCGAGCTAACTTTGATGGAAGTGTTGTATGTCCTGCCGATGGGGACATCTTTGCCTTTGTCGTCTTCGATAACGCAGAGGTAATTGAAGGCATCAGCATCTTTGACTTCATGCACGTCAATGACTTTAGCGTCAATAGAAAATGTATTTTTATATTTCAGATTGAGTAAACTTTTCCCATCGAGCTCATAGGGGAAATCCGCACGCTTAAGATACGCCCCCTCGCTGCCGGGCAGACCTGCATAATGCTCAACTGCTTTCTGCAATTCGGTTGGCGAATGAACAAGTTTGTAGTCGGCTTTCTTGATGTGCCCGGTATCTTTTATCTTCGCATGTGATTTTAAGCGCTCTGAATGTGGTTCATTATGAATATCCTTGTCATAAAACAAGGTATCAAAAGCATTCAGGATGACTTTGCTTTCATCAGGATGGACTTCTTTGGTATGGATGATGGCGGTAGTTTGCTGCCGTGATTGGTGCTTCTCATCTTCCCAAAATTCGAGTTCACCAACAATAGAAATCGCATGACCTTTAGATGCTTCTGCAAGCTCTTTTCTTAGCGTTGGAAGATTCTTAGTAATATCATTGCCCTCCTCAGACCAGATAATGACGTCATAACCACTTTCATAGTTCCTCTGGACATCGCAACGAACGTGAGCACCATCGAACTTCTTCTGGATGTAAGTGCCTTTTTCATACCATTCTGGTTTCGCATTTACGACCTCAATGAGTTTGTCAATGCTATATTCTTCACCCTTGTAGTGCCCATGTGCTGGTTTCAATAGCTTGGCAAATTTGAACAGCTCAACCTTCTTAGGTGCGGACATCAGCACGAGCTCGGGTCCAGATATAGCTTCGATTTTCTCATCGTAAATATCCATGAAATTGGTGAACACACCAGGATGCGTCTCTTCCTCAAAAGGATAATGGAACTGAAACCTGAACCAGTATTTTTTGGGGAACATACGAATAATACGGAACTCCGTTGCGAGATCTCGGTGCTCGCTCTGGATAAAAATGTCTATATCGCCTTTCGTCTTGCCCTGTGTGCATAAACCGCCAATTACGCTTACATAGGGTTTAGTACGATAAAACGATTTGAAATAGCCTAAAACTTCCTCCAGCTTTATTTCTTCACCGAGTTCAACGCCAGAGGGATTAACAGGAGCAAGTTTCTCATCAATATAAGAATCTTTTTCAGAAGGAATCCATTCGATTGGTTTTTTATTTACTGGCCAGCAATGATGTGGGGGTTTTCGTTCTCGTTTGACCCATGTATATCTCTTACGATTGAAGTCGAACCATCTTGGATCCTTCTTCCCAGATGCGATGAAATGGTCAGCGTCTTCCTCCTTTTCAAAATATTGGAGAGCCATGCCATTGGCAAAAAGAACTTCCCATGCCTTTCCGCAACCCTGGTCTTTATCTGCATCAATGAGTTTAACGCTCTTGATAAATGTCTGCACACCCTGCGGGATTTCAGCGTGACGAGGGCGGTCCCAAATGGACACGTCATAAATATCATAAAGATAGAACTCCTTGACATCAGGCCACCAGTCTTTTATTTCATGTGGGGTGATACGATGTAAAGGATAGAGCTCATCAAGTTCGTGGCGTGTAGCCTCCCTGGGGGGCTTCATTTTTAGCGCGCCAAAACAAAGCCCTGAGCTGCAGAGGATTAATTGTTTGTCACACTGATCAGAGAAATCACGAGACTTGACAATCAGGGTCTTCTTCCCCGCTGCAATAAGTTCCGCGTGAGGAGAAACTAAATAGATGCCTGGAGAATCAAGTAGCATCGTCTAAACCCTTCCTATTTTGGATCAGAGTGCGGATTGAATCGGAGGATTGGTCCAGCTGACGCCGGAGCAGTTGCGTTTGTACTTTTCTTTCCTCTGCTTTCGCCTTTTCGTGCTCTGCACGTGCTTCATACAATTTACCGCGAGCAATATCGATTATGAATATTGAAGGGCTATTCCACTGTATAAGAAAATCATTGTTGGGTAATTGCTTAGATGCCTGAAAACGTTTGATGACGGCAGTTAATGGAGGTGTAAGATCATTGACCTGGATAGCAGAAAGAAAATCTGCATAATCTTTCCTATCCTTTGTAGAAGCTTCGACTGCGCCTGCTTGGGCACCCATAAGTATTGAAATAGGTATATTTGACCCGCCGGCGATTTGCGCAGTAATGACATTATAGTATTTCTCGGGGTCGAGCGCACCGGGTCTATCGGTTTCTTTCGTACATCCGGGAGGGAGGATCAGCACGGTTTTAACGTTAATCTCTGAGACAGCAGCATCAATTGCATCTATTTGCGCTTGACTCGCGCCTACACCTGCGATAATTGTTGTCAGGCCTGCACCGTGCCTGAACATTGCTTGACCCGTAGCCCAGTCGAGATTTTTGAGTACGGTAAGAACATCAAAAACACAATGCAGTGCGGATTCCCCTTCAAAATTGTCCTCAATAGAAGAAGGTTGAATATGGACGAGTCGTGAAGCGTCAATTTTCGTGGATGTGGTTTTCAGATATTTGAGTTCGTAATACGCAAGCTTCTGCGGAAGGACGATATTACCCATTTCATCTTTCTCTGGAGCAGCTTGGAAAACCCAGTCGTGAGGTATAGGGTATAGATAACTGATTTTGTCCTCGACTTTTGCGGGCTTATCAAGCTCATTGCAATCGTTGGACCCAATTAGCAGACCTGCGGAGCCATAAAGGCGAGCTTGAAGATACGTTTTGAATAGAGGATAGTGAATGAAGCGTTCGTAAATCTGCTGAACTTTGGCATCGAACTCCTTGTCTTCTTCACCTTTTAATGTGAGGCATTTGAATCCGGAAGAGAAGACATCGTAAGCAACATTTGTAATGATGTTATGCGCTAATTGATTCCTTTTATACATTTGATATAGGTCGGAATTGGTAATCTTGACCTGGAAGTACCCGACTTCTTTACCCGTTTTGGTCGGGTGTGGTGTGAGAAAAGGGAAACCGAGTTTTGTTAGTGCTGAGTTGAGCGCATCCCGGAGTAATTTCTTCATGTTCCTGACTTAGCGTTTACGTTGTTTAAGAACGAGTATTGAGAATGATGCTGAGAAGCTTGAGAAGTGCGTTGCAGATTGAGGAGCACAATGAAGGCGGTGAAGCTTGAGAACAGGATGAAAATATAAAGTAAAATCA